TCAACCTGCTACCAAAGGAACAACAGTGTCAAATACAGATACTGAGCAAGAGAAACAGAAAGTACAAGTTAAAAGACAAGGTGATCCTAATATTAATAACGGTGAAGTAAAATGGCCAGAAGATGATTTAGATGGTGACGGAATTGACGATAGAGTTGAAATACAACAACGAAACCCAGAAAGAGACGGGCCTTTTGGTAGTAACAGAAGAAAAGGCACAAATGCTGGAGTTGAAAAAACAGCCTCAGACGGACAACAATATATTTGGTTAGGTAGACAATGGCGAGGTAGTGAAACTGGAAAGTTTGCAAATCAAGCAATATCAGCAGAATTAGGCATGCCACATTTAGATGAGTTAGTTGCACAAATGGATGATGCAAATGAAATTCATTTAGCGGCTAATTATATATTGGGTAGAGAAGATGCATTAGCAACATCTAAAGATAGATTCACATCAGGTGGCGGCAGATACCGAGACATTGATGATAAGAGTGGTGTAGACCGAGAAACCGGTGATGTTGTAGATCAAGAAAAATACGATAATTATAGAATTCAATCAACTCAAGCAAACAAAGCATTAAACAGAGATGTACAAGATAAAATGGATTATGATGCTGATAGATCGTTAGGTCAACAGAAAAATCGTAGAACTATTAGACCAACTGACGGTTCAGAAGGTGATGTATTAGATACAGTAGTGCCAACTGGTTACGATGCAGACCAATATCAAAACTTTGCTGGTAAAAATGTAACTGATAAAGGTATAGATTGGAACACTAGGGCTGAACCTAAAACAACTAGTAATGATCCTAGGCCTATAAAGAGAAAATCTAGAAGAAGAACTGGAACAGAAAGTAAAGATTTCAGTGTGTTTAACATGTTGGTAAACAAATAAAATGAAATTTATAGAGATCTCAAAACCTTTAGTTACGCAAATCCTTTCAGAAAGTCTATTAAATGAAGCAGAGGGCAAAAATACTCACCTCGAACATCTAGAAGATAACATTTTTAACAAAGGATATGCTGGTGCAAAAGAAGCAATCGATTATTTGTACAGTTTGCATCAAATGTTAGAAGGGCATAGCAAAAATCCAATTAATATTACCACAAAATGGGACGGCAAACCTGCAATTATTTGTGGCCGAGATCCACAATCAGGCAAATTCTTTGTAGGCACCAAGGGTGTATTTGCACAAAAACCAAAATTAAACTTTACTCCCAAAGACATTTTAGAAAATCATGGCCCTGGTGAACTTGCAGACAAATTAACTATTGCATTAAAACTATTAAGCAAGTTAAATTGGAATACAGTTGCACAGGGAGACATGCTTTGGGCAGGAACAGATCAATTTAAAGAAGCAAAAATAGGTGATGAAAATTATATTGTAATTACACCTAACACTCTTACTTACGCAATTCCAGTAGGCAGTGACTTAGCAAACGAAATGTCGAGCAAAACATTTGGTATAGTATTCCACACAGAATATACAGGTGGGCCTACACTAGCAGATACCCAAGCCAAATTTGGTTTTGACAGCAGTGTGTTAGGCGAAGCACCTAATGTTTGGTACACAGATGCTAGAATTAAAGATGTGAGCGGTACTGTGACACTTACTGCTGATGAAAATAAAAATATTTTAAGTGCTATTGCACAGGCAGATAATTATTTGAAAAGCATCGACAAAGATACATTTAACTTTTTAGATAAAGGTGCTGATATTATCGGTGATAAAATATTTTTACAACAATTAAAAGCACATGTTAATGCAAACATTAAAAATGCAGGAGAGTTTGAGCAAAATCCCACAGTATTTGCACAAAGTTTTGTTCAAAAATACATTGCATACATGCAAAAAGAAATTGAAAAAGTTAAAACTCAAAAAAGTATTGATGCTAAAACTGAAAAGATGGTACAAGGTGTTAAATTTATCAAAGAGCATGTGCCTAGCATAGTTGCTGTTTACGATTTATATTTAAAACTCATAGAAGCAAAATTAGTTTTTATAGAAAAGTTAAAAGCAATACAATCAATTCCCACTTTTGTTGCCAGCGATAATGGCTACGAAGTTGCTAAAGAAGAAGGTTTTGTTGCAGTAGACAGAATGGGTAATGCTATTAAATTGGTTGATAGATTAGAATTCAGTAAAAATAACTTTGCAATGGGCCATGGAGCAACCAAATAATGGAACTTTTATTGGTCAACGAAGAACTATGTGAATCTCGATTATACAGAACTACTGCAAATTTTAAAAATCTTACAGGTAGACAAATTGCAGATTTAGCATATTTAAATTCTTTATTAATGTATATGATGATACAAGATGACGATCAGCACGAATATGCAAAAGCATACACTGCAAGAACTGTGCAATACGGATCATATACACTGTTTAGAACCCATGCAACTGATTTATACATGCTTGCATACATCTTAAAAGATCCAGAAAATAAAAATTTACGATATAATCAACATAGCGAAAGCAAAAGATTCTTAAAAACATTAAATTTTGATTCTAGAAGACATATTCAATGGATGAGAAAATTATCTAAGGCAGATGATAGGCGCGGAGAAGCAGTTGCTTTCTATATGGCATTAGAAAGACAATTAAAAATTGGAGATGGCAGGTATAAACAGTTCAGAAGATATATAACTGATTGGAATAATTTAAAATATACCAGCAAACAGCAAATTATTGCCAGAATGACACAAGAAATTCGCAGGATTGCCAAAGGCAGTGAAGTAATGGCTCCTTTAGGCCAAATGTTAAAGTATAGAAGATTCAAAGCCGCACCAGAATATAAAAATCCTAGAACAAGTTTTACAAAAAGAGCAATAGGAACGGCGGCCGGAGCAGTAGCAGGCAGATATATAGGCAAAAAGGTTGCACAAAAGACAGGTGCAAATGTAGATAAATATAAAAAAGCAGGTACAGGCCTCGGTGCAATAGCAGGTTATTGGGCTAGTGGCAGGAAAAAACAACAATGAAAATACAACATATATTAGAAGCAGTGACTCCAGAAGACCTGGAAACTTTACAGTTATTAAAACTGAAAGGTTTTGGTGACTATGCTAATGATATAGAATCATTAATGAGACAAGGCCACAGTATAGACTCTGCTGACAAAGTTCTTCGTGTGCATGATCGAGAAGAAAGAGAAAAAGGCGCTGATAAAAAGAAAAGTAAATATAAAATGCCACCTGGTAATCCGCAATGGATGTTAGATCTCAAGCAACAGGCAAAACAGAGTCGTGGTAAAGATGTTGATGGTCAATTTAAAACCGGTTCAGACGGAAGAATATTTAGACACGATCGATATTATGGTGATGGTCCACTTTCAAGAGCAATTAACAAAGCAAAAGATTGGGCTGTAAAAAATGTTCCGGGTGCAGAAGAAGTAGGCGACATGGTTGATACTGCAAAAAAAGGCTTCAAGAAAGGACTACAAGGAAAGACATTGCCAACTCTAGGCCAATTCAAATAAAAACCAATAAAAAAGATAAATAAGTGTATAGGGCACAGAGCCCGAATATTTTAGGAGAAATAAAATGGCACAAGCAGATAGAAGAGCGGCCGCTAGTGGTGAATTTATTGGTAAAGATGTATTCTTAAAGAGCTTTCAACAGCAATCAGGTAACATTAGTCAATCACAATTTAACTCATTGGTTAGCACAGTTCAAAACTTAAACTTATCAGTACTTAAAATTGGTGATTTCACAGCAGGTAGTCAAGACACAGTTAACATGATTGTTGAAGGTGCAGACAACTTAGCAAACGGTGACATCGATGGTCATGTTATTGGTGATGTAAGTTTCTAACTTTAACTTAATTTAAAAAATCCTCATCTAGGTGAGGATTTTTTTTGACTAAAAAAGATAAATAAGTGTATAGGGCACAAAGCCCGAATATTTTAGGAGAAATAAAATGGCACAAGCAAATCCAAATGCGGCAGTAAGAGCGGCAAACGGCTTCGTAGGAACAACTCACATCCTAGAAGTTGATGATGTAACAGCAGTAACAGTTGAAGAAGCATGTTTAGAAGCACAAAACGAAGGTTTTGTGGTTGTAGCAGTTGAAGGCTTAACTTCAGGTTCGCACATTGCAGTACAAGGTGCAGGAGCAACACCTTCAATCTCAGGTACTACAGTAATTGCAACATTCGATGCATAAAAATTCCTAACTACCTTAGGATTGTGCGTAGGCGCACAGATAAAATCCTCGCTTTATGCGAGGATTTTTTTTGGCTCTGCAATCTATAAACTTGATAAATAGTGTAATATACGGAGACACACATGAGTTTAACAAGAAGCGGAGCAATGAGTAGCAGTGAAGTGCTATCAAGTAACATTGAATTTTATTCATTGTTCACCACACTAGACATAACACGAACAGGTAACTACTCAGATAACACACAAAAGGATTTTGAGAGTGTTGTACAAGTTATAGGATTAAGAGCTCAACCAGTTGTAATGAATAATCCTGTAGCATTAAATGGCGTTGGTGCTAATATATTAGAAAATTATGGTGCACCGAGTTTAACAGGAGCAGGTTGGATATTTAAATTTGCTTTTGAAAGAGAAGGCGTACATACTGTAGACTTACTCAAAGATGAATTAGATGGTATAGTGTTGAATGGTGGAACCATAGATACTAAAAACACAGTGAATATGGAATTCACTAAACAAGACTTATTATAAAGAGTAAACAATGCCTAAAAAAACAGAACCTGAACAGAAAAAAGAACTTTATACTGAAAACGGAAATTTAGAAGCACACATTATTGCAGATATGCTCCGTATAGAAAGTATCACTACAGAGTTACGAGACTTTAAAGATGATGTTAAAGCTCGATTAAACAAATTAGAAAATTGGATTGTTGCTATTGTAGGTGTAACATTTACTACACTAGTTACATTATTGATTTCGTTGGTGTTTAAAGTATTATGAATATAGCCGAATTAGATCAAGAACCATTGTTTGAAGCCAGAATGGTGTGGCGTAAAATGGGCAACAAAGTCAAAAGAGCTGTGAGATGCACCACAGGGCGTAGAGCAGGCCGTGTTGTATCTAATGCTAAACAGTGTTCGGCTCCAATTGATCTAAAGAAAAGACTTACTTTAAAAAGAACAAAAGCAAGAATGGGTGCAAGAATCAAAAGAAAATCAGCTCGAACAAAAAGATTTAACCCAACATCTAGAAGGTTGAGATCGTTAAACCGACCAACTAATAGAAGGCCTGCGAGAAGAAGGTAATGAAAGCAAAAGATTTTAAAACATTAGAATCTCTACTTAAAGAGTACGGAATGAATCCTGGTATAAGCACACCAGTAGGCCAACAAACTTCAGGCAGTGTTGCTAAAGCAACGCAAAAATCTCCAAGCAAAGAAAAATCTCAAAGTCCAACTATGGCTAAAAATGTTAGCCCTACAACTGCAAAAATACAAAGGCAACAACAAGCAAAAGAAGAACCTTTTAATAAAATTGATGCAGGTGAACAAGAATTAGATACTGTTCTCAAAGACAAAGACGGTAATGAAGTAGGCACAGTGGTCAGCCAGGTCGGCGACAAGCCTAATGTAGATGCTGTAGTAATAAAAGATCCTAAGAATCAATTTAGACTTGTTGAGCCTGATGAAGAACTATTTGTTGATAATCCCGATTTTGTAGAAGAAGGTAAACTAGGTAAAAAGTTAAGCAAAGATAGGAAACTTTACAAACTTGGTAGAAAAATTAAAAAACTTACTCGCAAACACAAATTACGCGAGCAAGGCGAAGAACTGATTTTTGAAATCAATTTCAACAAAAAAGAAATTGCACAAGATGCATTAAACCTTCCTATTAAATGTGGTTTCGAAGCAGAAACTTCATGGGACAGTGTGTATGGCAGTGGTGGTGACGATGACGGTGATTGGCTATATGAACATAATTGGTATGATATTGAAGATTTTATCAGAGATCAGGAAGGTAGCAATGCCGCCGCAAGAGTTGAAGATAGTTACAATGAATGGATAGTGGAAAATGTCGCACCGGAATTTGAAAGTGACATCATTGATGATATGGTTAGCGACCGCGAAGAAGATGAATACTATCTCAACAAGTACATAGAAGATGAACTTAGCGAAGATGACATAGAAGAATACAAAGAACGCATACTAGATGACTTACCCGAAGAAGAGCATGACGAATATGCTGATTGGGACTTCTTGAATTGGGGTCGTCAGTATGTGGAAGAAGAATTATTAGACGAATACAAAGATTGGTTAAGAGAAGATATCCGCGACAATGGCGAAGCATTTGACGATGCTATTGATACAGCTCGATCAGAGTATGACATGGACTACTGGGCAAATGAAGAATACGGTAGTTGGGCCAGTTGTTTAAGTGAGCATGATATCTATTTGTACGATCCAGACCGTGGAGGCGAAGGTGGTGGCCAAGAAGAAGTTGCAGAATATCTGACAGACTGGATAGACGAAAACAGTCAATATAAAGATGTTAAAGCAGGAGAATATCACAGCAGAGCTGGCGATACAGAT